ACGTAATGAGGCTATGAGGATAAATGGTTTGAAAGGTTTGGAGGCTATTGACAAATGAGGTTTGATATGCTAGGGGTACCCCCTTTAAAAACTTTTTTATTTTTTTATTTTTCGCTGTCTGAAAAAAATATTTCCCATAAAATCAAATATGGTGGTGTGATATAAATGACACCAGAATTAGTAGCAGCATTTGGAGCAGCCTTAACAGCAATTCTTGGTTCAATATTTGCCATGATGAGGTTTTTGATTAAAGAATTTAGACCAAATGGTGGGGGCAGCACAAAAGATCAATTAAATAGATTAGAAAACAATATAACAGAAATCAAAATCATGATTTCAGATGATAGGAGGAGACTAGATGCCTTGGAAAATAGAAAAAGGACAAGGAAAGTGCAGTCCTGATCAATGGTCTGTGATTAAAGAAGGTGGAGAAGTAGAAGGATGCCATGATTCTAGAGAATCTGCTCTTAGACAACTTCGTGCTTTATATGCTTCTGAGAGGAAATAGTGAAGGCAACAGATATATTACAAACCATTCCATTGGAATTATTGTCAATATCAGAAGGTCGTAGAGAATTAACTAAATATGACCCAATGTTATTTGCTTTGGTTTATTTGCCTCATCACTTACAAAATGCTCAAGGTGAAATAACATTATCTGAATTTCATGTGGATCTTGCCGAATATGGCAAATCATGGATCCATAAACCAGAAAGACCAAAAGAAAATAGGGATGCATTTATTGCACCTCGTGAGTGCGGTAAGTCCACATGGATTTTTCTCATTTTGCCAATGTGGGCTGCTGCACATGGCCATGTAAAATTTATTGCTGCATTTTCTGATGCCGCTTCGCAAGCAGAAACACATTTAATGACATTTAAAAACGAATTGGAAGGAAATGAATATTTACAAGAAGATTATCCAGAACTTTGCAAGCCTAAAATTGTGGCTTCGTCAGGTCGTGCCATGGCATCCAATTCTTGGCGTATTATTCAGAGCAATGATTTTATATTTGATGCTAATGGTATTGATACCAACTCTTTAGGTAAAAAGGTATTTGGTCAACGTCCAGATTTAATTATTCTTGATGATATTGAAAAAGGCGAAAAGAATTATTCTGAATATCAGGCAGGGCAGCAAAAGAATACAGTATTTGATGATATTGCACCTATGAATATTTATGCTCGTATGATATTTGTTGGAACAACTACTATGCCAAACTCTGTAATGGATCAATTTAGAAAATATGGTGAAGGTTATGCTGATCCTGAATTGTCTTGGATTAAAGACCAGAATGTAAATGTTCATTACTATCCAGCCATACTTAATAATGATGATGGCTCAGAACGTTCTGTATGGCCTGAGAAATGGCCTTTAGATTGGTTGCAAAGCCAAAGACATCTTAGAGACTTTGCTAAAAACTATATGAATCGTCCAGTTAATACTGATGGAACATTTTGGGTTAACGAAGATGTTGAAATTGAAGAATTAGAAGATTATGGTAATACTATTGTTAGTATTGACCCAGCCGTTACAAAAAACAAGATTTCTGACTTTACAGGTATTGCTGTTCTGTCCAGAGGTATTGATGCAAAAGGAAAAAATAATATTTATGTGCGTCATGCAGAACAAGTTAAGATGTCCCCGTCTGAAATAGCAGATAGGGTTGCTGCTCTAGTTGAAACATTTGATGCTGGAGTAGTTTATGTTGAAGTAAACCAGGGTGGAGATTTGTGGAAAGATGTTTTCAAACATGTCCCCGCCAAATATAGATCAAAGACTCAGCATTTATCTAAACAGATACGTGCTGGTAAGGCTTTGAATTTCTACCAACAAAAGAAAGTGAAGCACACTTCACATTTCCCAGTATTGGAAGAACAAATGTGGGCGTTTCCAAAACTATCCCACGAAGACGTACTAGATGCTGTAGTTTCTGGCATTTTGTACTTCTTGGATAATAAAGCAGTAAAACTAGAAACAAAACAAATAAATTATTTAAGGAGACAACATGTCTGATATTAAAAAGGCTATTGATACGATAGTAGATAGAAGAAATACCTATCTAACTGCCGAAACATATTATGAGGGAACAAACTCTGAAGTTTTTCCTAATAATCGTTGGTATAAGTTACTTGGAAATGCTGGAAGTGACTTTAGATTTAATTTTGCAAGGACTGTAGTAGATTCTGTTCTAAACCGTCTTGAAATTGCAAATATTGTTGCAAATACAGCAGAAGCAAATCAAAAAATAAATGAAATCTGGCAAATGAATGATTTGCAAATTGATGCAGATGAGATTCATCGTCGTGCACTTGTTTATGGTGATTGCTATGCAATTGTTTGGACAGATGTAGAAGGAAATATTACTGTTGATTATAATTCACCACTTACGACTGTAATGATTTATGATGATGAGCGTCCAAGAGTTAAAAGATTTGCTGCAAAGTTGTGGCAATCTGAAGACCCAATGGATCACACAAAGAAAACATCACATTTAAATATGTATTATCCAGATCGCATTGAAAAATATACAATGCCTGGAGAAGTTATTAATATTGTTTCTGCAAATGGATTTATTTTGTCAGAAATAGTAGAGAATCCATGGGAAGAAGTTCCAGTTTTTCATTTCCGTACATCAAAACAATATGGAAGACCAGAACACGTAGATGCTTATGGTCCTCAAGACGCTATTAACAAATTAATTGTTACACATATGACAACGGTTGATTATCAAGGTGCACCACAGCGTTATGCATTATCTGGTAGTGGTAGTTCTGCAGAATTTGAAGATTTTGAAGATGATGCAGCAGTTGAGGACAATATTGGTCGCTTAAAAAATGGTCCTGGAGAACTTTGGTATCTCAAGGGTGTTGATAAGGTTGGAGAATTCTCTCCTGCTGACCATAAAGTATTTACAGAGCCAGTGAAAGATTTCGTTCGTTCAATGGCATCTATTACATGTACACCCCTTCATTATTTTGAGAAAACTGGAAGCATTCCTTCTGGTGAATCACTCAGAACTGCTGAAGCACCGCTTATTGCCAAAGTCAAAGATCGTCAGATTACATTTGGCTCAACATGGGCAGATATGTTTAGGTTTATCCTAAGAATTGATAATGCTGCTGAACCAAACGTTTTGGTTAAGTGGAAGGATATTGAATCTATGGATAGTTTGGATGCATGGGAAGTTGCAGTCAAGAAGCGTGTAGTTGGCGTATCTCTTGAGCAAGTTCTTATTGAAATGGGTTATGATTTAGAATCTGCTCGTGCAATTGCAGAAGTAGAACAATCATTAACTAGTTTGTCACAAAATACAAATACAAATAATGTATTAATGGAAGCCACAGGGGGCAACGTTGGAAACGAATAATATAGAAACACAAGAATCAAAAGAAACAGTAATTAATGATCCTAAAGCAGTACTTGATGCTTTAGATCGTGCAAAATCTGATGCTAAAAAGTTCAGGGAAGAAAAAGAACAACTTGAAGTTGACTTGAATAGTAAAGATCAGAAGATTGCAGAATTTAGTGGAAGACTTATGAATGAAAAAATCAGTCAAAAGTTATCTGCTGAAGGTTTGAAAGAACCACAAAGATTTATCAAATATTTGGATACAACCAAGTTAGATTTTGATGAAAATCTTGATATTACTGGCTTTGACGAACAATTGGAACAACTAAAAAAGGATTTTCCTGAGATATTTGATCCAAAGATTCGTGTTGGTGGACAAGCAGATACTGCCATAAAGGCTTCTGTAAGTACACAATATACTGCAAGTGAAATGCAAGCAGCAAAAATATTGGGTAAGAAAATCTGATATAATATACATATACTTATGGCAATGGACGTTGCCAAAGGTTTATGGATGAATTAGACGATTCAATACCTATATAATTTAATAAAATCTATTTTTTCTAAAGGAGAAAAAACAAATGGCTAGAACAGATCTAACAGAAGCCAATGGTTATATCCTAGAGGAACAAGGCAGTGCAGTCATCCAAGACCTTCTTGCCAACTCTGCGGTAGAACGATTCGCTCGTCGTGAAGCAATGGCTTCTCGTACAAAGACTGTGCCTCGCTTTAAGGCTGATGCTCCAGATGTTGTTGCTGAAGGCAATACCATCCCAGAAGCAGTTGCTACTCTTGATGAAGTAGTTCTTACAGCACGTAAGTATGCACAGATTATGCACATCTCTGAAGAAGATGTAAACGATTCCCTAGTTGATGTACTCAGCACCTATAAGCGTGAATGGGCATCTCGTTGGGCACGTAAGTTTGATAACGCTACTCTTGGCGTTTATGCAGTTGAAACAGGAAATGATGATGCTCCATATACATCAGTTCTTACAGCAGTTGCAAATGATGCTCCAAGCAACCTAATTCCAACCGCTGGAGCACTTTCATATGATGACCTTAATGCAGCACTTGGTGCAGTTGAGGCTTCAAGCAAGTTTGATGCAGCAAATACAGTATGGATGGCACATCCTAAGATGCTTAAGGAAATCCGTGGAATGGTAAAGGGTAATAATGATTTGGTTCTTCCAGATCCACTCGCAGGTACACCTGGCTCACTATTTGGATATCCACTAGTTGTATCTTATGGTGCTGCACGTTCTGCTGCTGCAACAGATTCACCTACAGGAAATGCTCTACTTATCTGCGGTAACCGTCAGATGTTAATCAACGGTGTTCGTGGTGGCGTAGAGTCTGTAGTTTCTCGTGATGCAGAATTCTCTAAGGATGGAGTTCTTCTCAAGACACGCATTCGTCGTGGCTTTGCTGTTGCTGATGCTGGTGCATTTGCAATCGTTGAGAAGACTGCATCGTAAGGGGGGACTGAATAATGGCTAGCAAACTATACGGACAATTCCTACAGCAAGCACTTAACAAGGAAGTTGATTGGGATACAGATACCATTAAGGTAGCGCTTCTATCAAACTCTTACACACCAGATCAGGATGCACACAATTATTTTGATGATGTTGCTTCTTTTGAAGTAACTGGTACTGGTTATACACAGGGTGGAGTCACCCTTGCAAATAAGACTAACACATACAATTCAGCAACAAACGTTATCGTTCTTGATGCTGATGATGTAACTTGGTCTTCATCTACAATCACGGCTCGTTATGCAGTAGTTTATAATGCATCACCTGCCACAAATGCAACCAAGCCACTTATTGGCTATGTTGACTTCGGTTCAGACCAGTCATCTTCAAATGGTAACTTTACCATTACATGGGATGCAACTGGTATTGTGAGAATCACGGTAGCATAATGAATGTCAGGATTGAAGCGGGACCACTTACTCTAAATGTTGTAGCAACATTTATAGAGTGTTCTGTTGCCATAGAAATCAAGAAGCATGTTGCCGCTTCTTTTACCTCATGGTCCCGCTTCTTTCCTGCTCCTATCTCAGTAAATGGGCATAGTTTGAAATCAATTAATCCAGAATTGAAGGTAGGTGAATTGGCTACGTCTTTGGCGTAGCCTTTTTTTTATGCCATCAAATTTAGATAATAAAATAAATAGTTATGCAATAGAAACTGGTGTTAATTTTGATCAACCAGTTGTATCCCCACCAGTTCAAACTGGAACTGTAACTAGTACTAATCCAAATGATTGGACGCTTTTAGGAAATTTAGCAGTTTATGAACCAAATGTGGGACCTATAGGTGGCGGAGGTTCATGGAAATTTGCTGCATCAACAGATGGAACACAATCACGTTTAAGATCTACTTCTTCAAGTATTGTTAGTCGCATAAATGATTCAAACTTTTCAGTAGGGTTTTGGTTAAAAGTTAATTCATATACTCCAGTATCTGGTACTGGATATGTATTACAAGTTTGGGCTCCATCACAAACTTTAGGATATGCTATTAATGCAATAAATAATCTTGCAAATAATGAAAATAGTTTAATTTTTACAAATGCAGCAGGCAATAATATATTTCTATCACAACCTCTTGCATATAATACTTGGTTTTATGTTGCAATACGCAGAAATGGTAATAATTGGGAACTTTATTTTAATGGACAATTAGTATTTACAGAAACTAGAACTTCTTCATCTTCAACTGCCTCAACATTATTTTGGGGACCTAATGGTATTACTAACGCTGCAATAAACGTTAATATATCAAATTGGTATGTATCTCAATATTCAACAATTGATGCTACTGCAATTTCAGAAATTTGGACTATTGGCAATACTGCTCCTGTTTCAGTTAATTATTCTGCTTCTCCAATGACAGCCTCAGCACAATCTGTAGATGTTTCTTTAAAACTTGATAATGTATTTTTAACCACACCAGCACTGGCTTCAGCATTAATGACAGAACCAACTATTGCAACAACTACTGGTGATCATACAGAAATAACAACATCTATTATTGTATCTGCAACTTTCCCATCAAATATTTCAGTTGTAGCAAGAAAAAATATTAATTTTATTTTAGCAACAACATTTAATGCATCTATAGAATTAATTAATAATGTAATTATATCTACGGGAACTGATGATAGTTTTAGTGCTGCTGAATTTATTGCCTCTGCTGAAATGATGCCAGCAAGAGTAGCAGAATCACCGATGATAGCATCAGCAACAATGCCTGATCCTACAATATCAGTTCCAATAAATTATTTTAAACTTGTTAAAGATTTAAATCCATATTTATATATTAATAATGGCCAATCAGAATCAAACATTATTAATTATGGATATCAAAATGGCACATTTACAAAAGGAACAGAATTAACAATATTAACAGATGGTGGAACTCCATTAAATTTAGTAGCAGAAGGTAAGTCTTGGAAAGGAAGCAGTGCAAGTAATTCAAATGCATATCTTACATTTGAAACAACAAATTATGCAGATTCATTTAATAATTTATTGGGAACAGGTACTTTTGCATATGAAATTTGGACAAGACCATTACAATTTCCAGATGGAATTTTAGCGCCAAACGCTACAAATTCTTTTGCAATATTAAATTCAGAAAAATTAGAATTAACATTAGAAGATTATTATGTACAAGATACTGGGACTGGTCGTATTATTTATCCAAGATACTTAGCATTAAGAATTTTTAATACATTAACAACATTTGTAGAATTAACTTCTCCAATTGATTCTTCTCCATTGACCTTAAATAATTGGAATCATATAATTATAAATGTGTATCAATCAGGTATTAATCCAAATCAAAGACTTGTTCAATTATGGATAAATGGAACAATTATAATAAATCAAAATATTTCATTTGCTACTTGGACAGACAACACAAATAAAGAAAATTATATTCTTGGATCAAATGCTGAATCTGGTCTTTCAAAATTAGCAGATATGTATTATGATGAATTAGCAATATATTCTTCTCCACTTACTAATTCTCAAATTATTCAACATTATAATTTTATTAATAATTTAAGTCCAAACTATACACATATTGCGTCTACTTTAGATGCAAATTCTGAATCTGGAGATCATCAATTTGTTGTTATATCAAATGTTACCGCTATTGCAACTCCAATAACAAGTTCTGCATTATTTGTAGACCCTGCAATTTTAGCGATAAAGAATGTAAGTAATTCTATTACAGCATTAACCGCATCAGCCTTAAATACAGATGTTACTGTTTATTATGGATGGACAATTTATCCAACACCAATAGTTGCTTTTGCTGAAGTGGCACCAGCATATTTCTTAAGTAGTTATTATTATCAATATATACAAAATAATTTTGCACCATATAGATATGTAACATTTGATAGTTCTGCACCATATTTAGATTATGGCTCAGACACAGATTATTCTGTTGCAAATGTTGTAATAAATGGAACAATAGTTAATCCAGATTTTGGTATTAATGGCAAGTCTGTAAAAAGCACTGGGACATATACAAATGGAGCCGCAATATTAAAAGAATCAGAACATGATGATACTTGGGGCACTGGCAATAATTCATGGCATTCAGCATTCTGGATGCGTAGAGCACTTGATGATACCTCAACAGGACTTCGTGTTCTTTGGAATTTAAATGGTTATGCAGATAATCAAAATATAATTGTTTATCATTATCAAAACAAATTGCATGTACAAATAAATGGCCAGGATGATGCAGCAATTACAATTAGTAGTGCAAACAATGTAAATATTTTTGATTATGAAAGACATCATATTGTAATAAAATCTCATCATAATAATAACCAAAATACATTAACATTATTTGTTGATGGTATCCAAGTTGCTACACAAAATATTGGAACTTATGCAATTACTACAATAAATGGCGCATTACATGTTGGTCCAAATGATGAGTCTAATAATTTCCCAAGACTTGGTATTGGAACTCTTATTACTCCGTTTGGTTTTACAGCACTTCCAGTTGTACCGTCAAACATAAGCGTTTATTTTGATGAAGTTTATTGGGATAAAAATGATATAACCTTAACTCAGATAATTAATCAATTCAATGCAATGCCAGATCAAAATAATGAAAATGTTTTGGCAGAACAATTTATTGCAAATGCAGAATCAATTATGCCAGCAATATCTACTCAGGCTATTTTATCTATTGATCCTGCGACGGCATCCGCAGAATTTGTTGATCCAATACTCTATATTGAAAGATTTATTGTAACTACTGCCAATTTAATGGAAGCATCTGCATTAATGGCAGAAGCAAAAGGATTTGTACCAGTAAATATAAATGCTGATGTTATGATTGCAAGTGCAGTATTTGATAGTGCTGGTATAATTATTACTATCCCTGGACCTACTATGTATGCTAGCGCATTGTTAAAATCTGAAAATTTAATTTTAAGCACTACAAGTAGGTTTGGAACCTCAGTAGTAACAAATACATTCCGTCCTTATAGAATGATGAGCCCATGGCTAGCATATTTAAGAGCAACTGATGCTAATTCAATTCTTCCACTAAGAGAGGTAAAATAATATGAAAGAAAAAAAATATAAAGATATAAAAGGTTTTGAAGATAAAAATACCTTTAATCTATTTGATCAATTTGAAACACAAGTACTACGTGGTGCAAAAAATAGATTTATTTATGATTTTTCGTTTCCTATCTATGAAGATAAAACTCCCCAACAAGTTTTATCTGAATCAATTTTTACCATAAGACCATGGAATGAAAATGAATCTCCTTGGGCAATGGATGATCTTCAATATGGAAATCCTGGAAAACAATTCTATATAATCACTTCTAAGCCTGGATTAGAATATTTTCAAAATAGTGTAACATATTCAAGATTATTAGATTTATATAGTGATCATTTATGGAATGAATATGAAAATACTGTAAATCAAGATGAAATGACATTTTATTTTAATGAAAACTCAATAGGATATTTAAACTATAAACCTCAAACTGCTGGATATGGGTTTATTGCTAAAGCAGATTATGTTGATTATTTTAGAGCAGGGTATATTGAATTTAGTTTTAAAACAAATAAACAAAATTGTATTATTGCATCTGGTTCAAAAGAAATAGATTCTGATGATCAGGGATTTTTGTTTGCTATATATGGAGATAATTTTGATTTAACTGGATCAAAAATTACATCTTTAACTAAAGGAGATACTGCAGGCTCTCCTGTTCCAATACAAGAAAAAAAGCCATACTATTTAGCCCCATCATTTGATGCTGCACTTGTTAATTTAAATATAGAAGTTAAAAATGGAAAAATCTGCATCAATTATTATGATAAATATAATAGAGATGATGTAAGTTTTAATTTTATTGGTAATGAAAATGTTGCAGATAATGAATGGCATCATGTTGTAATAAATTTTGGAAGACCAGGAGTAATAAAAGAACATGGTAAAAAATTTAATAAAAAGTTTGTTGAGATTTGGATTGACGGTCAATTAGATAAAAGATTTGATGATAAGGTTAATGAATATCAAATATTTTATCCAACAGTTAAGTGGTTATTTAATAGTCCATTAGAATCTGCAAATAACGTATTAGATGATTTTGACATAGAAACATTTGCTGATGAAGGATTTAGCATTTATGATGGAACTGGTTTTGATTCATTATTTAAAAATCAAGATATATTTTTAAGATCAGTACAGCATCCAAAAAATATTGAAAAAGCATTTAAGGGTTGTATTCATCTATTTTCACATGGCATAAATATTCCATTATCTCAATATGAAATAAAAAGAAGATATAGGTTATGGAAAAAAGAAACTAAACAAAAAACTTTTGCATTTACTGCTACTGCAGAGATGAAAATGCCAACAATATCAACTAACTCTAAAAAAGCATTAAAGTTATATTGGGATGATTTAATAAAAAATGGGAAAAACGGTATTGAATTAGATGATACTTTTCAAATTGAAACCTATAGCGTAATAAATAAAACTAAAAATAGTAAAACTGAAATCTACAATTTAGATAAAAGTTTAACAAAAAATATTGAAATATTAGAAAATGTAAGGGCGGCATTTACTGATAATGTAATTATCTATGGTCCAGGTATGGTTTGGTGGCCAAACTTGGAAGAAGCCTTGTTTTCTGGATTAGGTGATGCATATAAAAGTCCTTCACAACATAATCCAAAACAAAACTGGGTAATGGATTCTGTTACCCCACCTGGTGCTGGAGAATATGATGTAAATCCTAAAGAAAGTTGGTACGGCCCAAGAATAGATCTTGCAATGAGTGGGTTAACATTAAATAATGGTGATCGTATTTTGTTAACTGGACAAATAAAAACTGAAGATAATGGTATTTGGATATTCAATGGACTTGATCAATTAATGACTAGACCTAATAATGCATTGTTAGATGATCCAAATAAAACTTATGTGGTTTATGTCTCAGAGGGTAAATATAAAGATACTTATTGGCAATTGAATAATACTATAGAAACTTTTATAACTCCACAAAGATGGACATTAATTGATGTGTTAAATCTTGATGAACTTTCAGCAATTCCAGTTCATACAACAAGATGGAAAGATTATCGTGGAGAAGATAGGCTAATAAATCTTGAAGAAGATATAAATATTAATAATTATGATGTTATTGTATTTATGAATTATCCTGAAACAAATGAGGAATTATTTCAGCATTTCCCAAATGATCCAGAGGCGTTGGTAATAAAGCAATACAATAATTTTGTAAAATCAATTAAAAATGTTGTTGCAAATGGTGCTAGCGTTTATGTATCTAGTCCAAGACTTGCTGCAGATTTAGGAATTGTTAAAGGCTTTACAGAAGTTCCTCAATTATTGCAGGATTCTGATTCTGCCTCTGCATCATTCAGTCCATTTGAATTAACTGAGCCAGCAGAAAGATATTTTGATACACATAGAAATAATAAATATAATGTTGCAACTACTGTCCCTGGATTAACAAATAAAGAAACATATATTTTGACTGATTTTATTAACTTTACTCCAGAAACACAATATGACTTTGATCAATACCATGCAAAATATTCATATCGTCAGTTTGGTTTGCAAGAAGGCAATGAATTTATAATTCCTGGAACTGCCCTGAGAAAAATTACAGAAAATCCAAATCTACCAGGTTATAAAGAAAATCAGCGTGGCACAAAACCATTAATGGCTGTAGAGCCTTCAAATATTTTGGCTGGTACTGTAATAACTAAATTGGCCAATAATTATTATAATGGATCAACAATAACTGCAAACCCATATGATGATTATGCAACTACAATAGTTGTACATAATGGTCAATTGCTTGGCGATACTCCAATAAACGGTAAAATATTTGTTAATTGTGTAGAAGATGGCTATACATTTAGCCGTGAAGAATATAATAAGGCTGTAATTCAGGTATTGCCACAAACAGATGTTAATGAAACAACAGCAACTCGTGCATGGCAATATTCAACTACCAGATTAGATAGAAAACCACAAAGACTAAATGTTAGTGGTTTATCATCATACGGTCAAACAACACCAACAAACGGAGGTGGTGGCGCATTTATACAGGCTCCATCAAATTCATCCTACGGTGTGATAAGATCAGAAACAGATAAAGGAAATGTTGATTATCAGTCAGATCTTTATCCTACAGAAGAAGAAGAGATTTATCCACTCCAGGAGATTCCAGTGCTTTCCATGACATACCTTGGTTTGCAATGGCTGGCGGGATAGGAAGGAGAAATAAATGTTCGTTACAACAACACAAGTAAAAACAATAACTGGCAAAATAGTTAATGCTGGTCTTGTAGAAAGAGCACAATATGCAATAGAAGCATATGTTGGCAAGTTTGAGGCTGATGTTGAGGATACTAGAGATCTTGAAATCTTGAAAAGGGCCACAGCATATCAAGCAGCATACATGCTTAACAATGAAGATATTGTATTTGAACAAATGGCTGTTTCAACAACAATGCAAAACGATGCCTCCACAACATTTAAGGCTGGAGATAAAGTTTCTCCTTTTATAGCACCTATGGCCGTAATGATGTGTGATAAGTTATCTTTTATTCGTTCACGATCAGTTTATACTGGTAAAATTTCACAAACAACAGCCAGTTCGGATTGGAGAACAATATAATGCAACCATCGGCATTTACAAGATATAAATATTCTGGAGAATATTATAAATTTGTTAGTGAAAAAATTGGTGACACTCTTAATACAAAATATTATTTTGTAAATAATATCGCATTAAGATTTGGAATAAATTCAAATAATCAAAGCGTAATAAGATGTGATCAACCTCTTCCTATTGGATCTTTAATTGCAAATATTAAAGATGCTGATGGAAATTTAATATTAGATGATATGGTATGGCAAGTAAGTCTTTTGCAACCAGTTGTAAATGCCTTTGGAACTATAGAATCATATTCCATGAAAGTAGTTAAATATCAGGGAATTTTATAAAATGACAACATTAATATTATCTGATAATATAATTAGAAATCCTTTTAAAATTTTATTTAGAGGATGGTTAAAATTATTTGCCGAAATGATTGATAATATTAATCTTATTTCAGATATAATGAATGCTGGAACAGTTAATCCTAGACAAATAGTAAGAGATGCACTTGAAGAAACAAAAAAATTAATTTTAATTATGCCTGGGAATGAAGGACAATTAACTGTAATTGAAAATGATGGAGTGCCAGCATTTGAAAAACATGCACAGCGAGCCATAGAAAATGATTTTGAATGGGAAGATGTTGATTTACAAGATTATATGGATTTCGTAGGTGAAATTATTGCTGAAGGAAATACAATAATGTCTGATGCATGTGAACAAGCAAAAGAGATTCAAGAAGAAATAGAAGAGGCTATAGCGGAAGCATTGATTCCTCTTCTTTAGCATGGTTTGACAATACCTTGCTTATATGTTATACTATATATAAGTGAGGAGACACTATGGATTTAAATATCATGGCAGCCATTAGAGATGATAGGTCATTACCTACAGGTTACCACAAAGCAGTGCTATTTGCAATAGCAAGTAGAGGAAAAAATGCATATCCAAACCAGCAGCAATTAATGAAAGATGCTGGAATAGGTAGTAGAAATACATTAATTAAGATTGTTTCTGATTTAGAGAAACTGGGTTGGCTGACGGTAACCAAAGATAAACATAAATCAAATCACTACAAAAATAACAGATATGAGATCCATGTCCCAAATCTGACTATTCCATGTATCAAATCTGACGAGGCAGTAGTCAAATCCGATACACTAAGTATAAATAAAGATAAACATAAAGATAAACATAATAGAAAATCCAAAGGAAATATTACTTGGAAGGAAAGTAATCTATCCTCTTGGTCTGATACGCTCGTGTAACGAGCATAATATATAGGAGAATAATATGACAGAGAAAATGATAGTTAACTATTGTATGCCTTGTGAGATTGTATATAACACAACACATCCACAAACAACTTGTGCAATTTGCCAGGGAACATTAAAAGAGATAGGATGGGTAGAACAAAATGGGTAATGCCAGAGGATCATTAATACAAAGAGAATGTCCATGCGGAAATATGGCTGGATCTTTGGGTAGAGACAAACAAGGAAGAAAGGTTTATAGAAATATTTGTTCTCAATGCCACAGAAGAGGCAGGGTACAAAAAGGAAACCAATGCGAAATGTGTGGATTCATACCAGTAGATAGAATACAACTGGATGTAGACCATAGAGATGGGAATAGGGCTAACAATGACCCTGCCAATGTTTGGACATTATGTGCTAATTGTCATAGATTAAAGACTAAGCGTAATAGGGATGGTGTTTATGGTCAACCAAAACGGGACTAAGAAATGTCCAAGATGTAAAGAAGTTAAAGATTTAGAAAATGATTATCATTATTCAAGGCATTCATACAATAAAAGACAAGTTTATTGTAAAGTTTGTAATAATCAAATAGATAGAATCAAGCGGGATAAGATTAAAGCCAACGGTCCTACCATTATAAGAACAGAGAAAGAGTGTTTGGACTGTCATATTATTAAAAATATATCTGAGTTTGGTTTAAGAAGAAATGCACCTGATTGGCATTTATCTTATTGTAAACCTTGTTGGGTAAAAAAAATAACAAAATATCAGAAAAAGGTTTCATGATACAATAGTAATACCTTGTCTCTGCAAGGTCTCCTAAACTAGTATCTACTCACTAGTGAGAGAAGCGATGTGTTTCCGTCACCTCTAATTCGTCGCTTCTCTCTTTTTTCTGGTATAATTACATAGTTGCAATAACTAGTTAAATTTTGGACGGTATAAGGAGAAACATTGATATTATTCCCATATGCAGGAGATATAGAATATAAGGATGGAGACTTATCCTTTGTATTACATTTCTTTAATGAGAATAAATCAACAGATATTAAAGTTACCATTGGTTTGGATAATGAATTGTCTGAGAAAATAGAAGAACTGTTGGAGACGGTTTGATATGGTTAAAAGAGTGGGGAGTCTATCAAACGTGCGCCGTAATGTCAAATATCCAAACCATAATAGGAGCAAATAATGGGCTATCAAACCTTTGAAGAAAACCAAATAACAGAATTTATATCTAATGCTCAAGAAATGGGTATTGGACCAGCAATGAGATATCTTGGATATCCTAAGTCTTATCATACTGCCAAGAAATGGTTTGTAGATAGAGGTTTGGATATGCCTTCTGTAGATACCCTCGCCAAAATGGCGGCGGGACTTAAAGTATTCTATTCAGATAAAGAAAAACTTATAGCGGCTCAAGCAGTATTAGATAGATGTGTAGAATCCCTAATGCAAGATTCATTGGATAGTGATGGTTTGAATAAGTTGGCCAATGCTGTCCATAAAGCAATACAAACCATTAACCTTATTGAAGGTAAATCAACACATATCAATGAACAAAGAAATAAGGATGGACAAGATCTGGCCATCATTGATTTATTGAATGAAGCAAAAGCCCGTAATGAGGCTATGAGGATAAATGGTTTGAAAGGTTTGGAGGCTATTGACAAATGAGGTTTGATATGCTAGGGGTACCCTCT